GTTTCTAATAAAGTCATAGCACCACCAGAAACTGCTGATGGTAAAGCTGTAATCGCAGTCAAGGATTGATTATTGGCTACTTTGATTGCCATTGATTACTCCTTTGGATATTTGTCTTTAGTTACTTTAATAGTAGCTTTCCAACCATCAATTCCATTGTGATAGATGTCGTCTAATTGATCTTCAATAGTTGGATATTCGTTTTCTCTTTTATATTTATATTCATTTGGATCAACCCAAGCATTTACATCTGTCCAATTAATATTTACTTCATCTCCATTAACATCTGTTGCAACTATAGTTTCTTGTGTATCGCCACTTATATTTATTACCGATACATGAATTGCTCTTATTGCTTTATGTAAATCTGCCATTATGCTAATACCTCCATCAAAGTTATTGTTGATGCTGTGTTTCCACCATTTGCGTCAATAGTTGCTGGTCTGCCTATATAAGCAGTACCACCTTCTGTCCACCATTGTACTTGATAAGTAACTTCTGATGTTGAAGATGGAGAATCTAAATAATTCATATTGTTTGACATTAATGAATAACCAGCTCTAATATGTGTAGCTGTCATCGCTGTTTCATGTCCAGTAGCCGCATCTCCTATATATGATGCAGTATTTCCACCAGTAAGTTTAAAGTGAACTCTATAATATTGATTTGTATGACTGGTTGTTAAACTAACTAAAATAAGTATTTTACTTGATGTTGCTGATGGTGTTATAGCTGCAACTACTCCTGTTAAATTTGTTGCTGTAGTAGATGTTGTACTAACAGTAGAAGTTAAAGTTGTACTAACAACTTGTCCAATTTTTCCTCCACCTTTAATTAAACTGTAATCAATTCTTTTTAAAGTTCCAGCATCTGAAACCAAGAACTCATCAGTATCTGCTGGTGTACTTGCTAAAGCAGTTTCTCCAGAAATAATGTCTTGTGCTAATTTTGCATTGGTTACAGTTCCATCGCTTGGTGTTCCAAGATCAAGAACATTACCTAACAAGATTACAAAGTCTATTACATCACCTGTTGCTAAGTTTGATGCAAAAGTAAGCGTTGAACCAGATACTGTAAATGAAGTTACTGGTGATTGTAAAATTCCATTAAGTGAAACCAACATATGATTTGCACTTTCAGGAACTACATTTGTTGAGCTTACTTGTAATGTGTATGCTGCTTGTCCATTAACAACAGTAATTGCATCACACTTTTGAAAGTTTCCTACTATTGGTTCTTTTCCTATATATGCCATAAATTATTCTCCTGGTTTTGTTGGAAATTCTTTTGCGTTTATTTTTTCAACAGTATCTAATCCAGATGGTAAATCTCTTAATGCAGTTCTATAAGTTTTCCAATCATCACTCATAGTTACATCGGAGTTAGCCATCCAATCAGTTGCTTTTAGTAGATTGTTTCTTCGTTGTCTTAAATCTTCTAAAGCTCTATTTAAAGCACCATTATTCCAATTAGTATCTTTTGTATTTAATGCAGTTATTTCTTCAGCTGTTAATTCAACTCTAACTCCATTTTTTATTCTATGTGTATATGTCATTATTGATTAATCCCAAATAAAGTAAATTTTCCAGTAGCAATATTCCCACTAGACATTGTAAATCTAACGCAGTCTGCTGCTGATAATATGTTACCAGCAACTCTAGTAGCAAAAATTCTATTGGCGTATGAATAAACATTGCAATAAATATCATAGATACCATCGTTACTACCTTGTCCAAGTTCAGTAAAATATGCTCTCAGCATTCCACCTTTACCTTCGTTAGCGTCATTATTTAAGTTAGAATTTATATTTTGATCTGCTGTTGAATTATCTAAAGAACTAACAGCAGACATTCCACCACCTTCACTATCATCACCAGCATCATTATTATAATCATAAGCAAAAACAGAAGTTTTGTTTGCAGCATAAGTTGAACCATCTGTTCCAAAATTTACTTCAAAAGAAACATTATCTGTAGCTGGTCTAATGTTGCTTCCTATTATGCAATACATGGAATAAGTTGAAGCTATGTCATCAAAATCTACTGATGATGAAGAACTTGCTGTTACTGTTGATCCTATTTTAACCCAACCTGGAGATGCTTTAATATGCGAATAATCCATTCGTTTTAAAGTACCAGCGTCAGATATTAATAATTCATCTGTGTCTGCTGGTTCTGCACCTAAAGCTGTATCTGCTGAAATTATATCTTGTGCTAGTTTAGCATTTGTAATTATTCCATCTGCTACATCAGAACTTGTTAAAGGTGCTGCTGTAGGTGATTTACCAATATAAGCCATTATGTTATCTCCATTATAGACAATGTGCCTGAAACTTTATCAGCTACAGAACAATCTATTTTAATTTCATCTGTAGTTTCTAATACAACTTTTCCACCAGATAAAAGTTCTAATGAACTTCCTGCTGGAATTGTTACATCTTTCACTAAAAATGATGTACCATTTGTTACATTATTAGCACCACCTCTATTTGCTGTATCACTAACTAATTCTACTTCAACTGTTACTGCTGCTGAATGAATATTAGTTAGGATCAAACCAAGTACAACAGTAGTAGTACTACCAGCGACAGTATACATCTTGTACGCTGTGCCAGCACTTGAGGGTTCTGCTGCAAATGTAACTACTTTAAATGTATTCGCCATTTGTGTTTTCTCCTTTTATTATTAATTAACCTAAAGCTATAGCAAGTGCTGTTGGATCGTCTGTTACATACCCAGCACTATTTAAGTATGTTTTTATATCTGATAATGCTACTTGTACCATAGTTCCATTATCATTAACTACTAATCTATCAGCATTAACTAATGTTGTAGAAGTTGCTGATGTACCACCATCCATGATATTTAACTCTGCTGGTGTTGCAGCAATCGTTGTAGTTGTTACTGCTGCCAATAGAGGAATATATCCTGTTTGGTTAAGTAAATATTGTGTTCTGTCTGCTGTTGGATCAACAGGTACTACTGTTGTTTCGTAACCATCTGCTGTAGCTCCTTCAAAGACAGCTCCATTACCATCTATAATTGGTGATGTTAATGTTTTGTTTGTTAAAGTTTGTGTTCCAGTTAAAGTAACATCTCCTACATTCTGTGGAGTTACTTTTGTAAATGCTATTGAATCTGATCCTAGTGTAGCTGAAGTGTTAGTAGTACAAAGCCACATAGTATTGTCATTAGTTGTACCTTGATTAACAATAACCATTTGACCTGATATTTCTGCTATAGCATCGTACTCAGTTGATCTACTAGCAGTACCTGAACTAACTACTGTATAAATACCATTTTGACTATCAGTAGATTGATTTTTAACTAAAACTTCATCTCCTGTAGCAAGTGTAACTCCATCAATTGTATCTCCATTTTGAAGATCTGATGAAAGAGTTATGTTTGCTGTTGTAGCTGCTTCAACAACTATTCTAGTTCTAAGTCCAGCAATAAGGTTATCTACATAAGTTGTAGTAGCCTTTGTGTCCATTTGCGTTTGAATAGCTGAAGTAACACCATCTAAATATCCTAATTCTGTATCTGTAACATCTGATACTGCAATCTTTTGAGAGGAGTTAGAAACTACAGCTCTACTAGCAGTTAAAGATTCTGTATCAATTGTTGTAGCTGATCCTGTAATAGTTGCTTGTTTAGCATCTAATTGAGTTTGTATTGCACTAGATACTCCATCCAGATAACCAAGCTCTGTACTTGTTACATCACTAACAGTTACATCTCCACTACCATTTGAATATAAAGCTCTTGATGCAGTTAGATCTTCCATTTTAGAAAATGCTATAGCTGCTGAAGAACTTACATCAGCATTAACTATTACACCTGAACCAATAGCTGCTGTTCCTGTTGTTCCAATTGAAATATCTCCAGATATAACTACTGGATTAAAATTTGTACCATCTGCAATTAAAGCTGCACCAGATGTGTTAGTTGCCATTGTTAAATCATCACCAGAAATAGTTAAATCTCCAGCAACTGTAACATTAGCTCCACTCATTGAGATAGCTGTTGTATCTGATGAGCTTGAAGTAATTCTTAATTCACCACTATTATTTTTTAGATTACCATACTGAGTACCATCATCTAAAAGTTTAATGTCTGCACCAGCAGCATCTAATTTAATATCACCAGGAGCATCTAAAGTAACATCTGTTGAGCCATTTAAAACAAAATCTAATGCAGTAGTTCCTGCTGCTTTAAGTGTTACATTATCACCATCAGCATCAAGAATAATATCTCCTGATACATCTAATGTGTAATCTCCAGTTATAGCTGTAGTTTCAGGTAATGAAGTATTCGATGCACTAATAGCTCCAATGTGTACTGAAGTTATAGATTCGTTTGAAAGAGAACCTGAATCCCAAGCAACTGTAACTGTTGTATTAGTTGAAAAAGCAACAGCAGTAATTGATCCATAAATTGTGCCTGGTGTAGAGGCTACTACTTTAACTCTACGTCCAACATGGTAAACAGAAGTTACATCAACTCCTGCTATCGTAAAACTTGTAGAAGATGCATAAGCTGGTGTATAAGTTCCTGCTCCATCTCCATATTCAATCCATTCAACAGAATTATAAAACTGCCTAATATCTGCCATTAAATCTCTAAAGGCATTATTGATATTAGAAGGTAACATTCCCTCTGCAACAGATACTGAACCTGTTGAAGTAGCTGAATTGTTTCCTGCTGTTGTATCGTATTTTCCTATATAACTTCCTGCCATAAATCTCCCTAATTCATAAACCAACTGAATGCTTTATCGCTTTCAGTATTATTTTTATTAATTAATTCATTAACACTAGCTTCCAATTGTCTTTGAAAGTATTCTTGTGTTTCCATAGAATATCTAACATTATCTATATTATTTGTATCTGCCATTATCTTACTCCTGCTCTTGATGCTACAAGGTCTATTCCTTGTGCGTGTGTAAATGTAGTACCTGATGGTACTTTAACATTTGCTCTTATATATCTTCCAGATTTTCTTACTGGATTTATTCCACTATCTCTCATAGATACTGAACTTGTTTCAGATTCTGTATCAGCTAATCGTTCTCTAGCTTTAACTGTTAAGGTAGCTGTTGCATCTACAATAGGTCTTATTCCTGTTATATTAGTTCTAAATCCAGGAAAAGGTTCTATTTCTGCTGTTTCTACTTCACATTCATTAGCTGTTCCTGAAAAGATTGCAGCTTTATAATCTGAATCAATTGCTCCTAGTAACATTTGTCCACCAGACCAGAAATCTGTATCTAATGCAGCATTAATATTTTCTAAGTTTTGAGATATAATATCCATTAACTCTACTGTATAAGCTCCAACAAACTGTGAAAAGATTGTACTTGCACTAGCATTTGCTAAAGACCACTTCTTAGTAGCATAATTGTATATTATAATTTTATCACAAATTCCAGTAGTATTAGCTGCGTTTGATGTACTTGGATATAACCACATAGCTAACTGATTAAATGGATCTACTGCTGCACATATTCTATCTGCAAATGCTTTGTTTAAATTAAGATCAAAAAATCTATTAACTTTTTCTACTCCAATAGGAATAACTTGATCTCCATTTATCTGATAAAATCCATCATCAGCATAAAAGAATATTTGTCTATTATCCTGACATACTGTTCTACCAAAGACAGCTCCTCTATTTGGAGAGATCACAGATAATCTAAATACAACTGCTCCTCCAACATAGTCCATACGAATTATTTGGTTTTGCCTAAACACATATCCAACCTCACCAGACGTTATTGCAACTACCTGTCCACCTGAACCTGGTAAATCTTGTGAATCAGATTGTTTACCTGACCATACAGTAATATCATTAATGCCTGACCATTGAATTCTGTTTGTTGCATTTACAATATTACCAACTACTAAAAAATCTCTAACAACTCCTGAGACTCTAAATACTGGTGCTGTACCTGCAGTTTGAATTGCTGTAAGATTAGCAAAGTTAGTTGATGTTCCCATTAAAAAATATTGAGCTGCATCTACTCCATTACTTGCTATTACATATTCACCAAACTGAGTGAATGTCCAAAAGTCATCAGCATCACCAGTTAAACTAGATTTACGAGATGTAAATGCTCCAGATGTTAATTGATATATATTATCTGTTGTTGATACAAAGTTATAAACTGTATTTGAATTATCTCTGAATGAACCTGCTCCTGTAGAATTTTCAGAACCAGCAGTATTTGTGCTATAGCTTACCAAAGATGGAAATCTTTTATAAGTATTAGCTGCATGATAAACATTAGTAGCTACATTAGCTCCTTGTTTTCCATGGTCAGGTTGATCAGGTAGCCATTCTCCAAAAGGTACTTGCATAATTATAAATATTTGTTGAGATAGCTTTTACTTGTTAATCCAAGCATATCTAGTTTAAATTGTTTTAATTGTTTAGTTTTACCAGCTTGTTTTAAAGGTTTACCTACAGTATACATTAATTTTTGTGATTCTGAATAACGAGCAGGAAAAGTTTTAGGATTTAAATGTTTAAAATGCATTCCTAATGATTTTTTTGTAGAATATGGTTTACTCATTAGATCAGAAAAATCAGATTCAATTTTTTTACGTCTAGGTTTAATCCATTTTCTATAATGTTTTAACATTATCTGTTCCTATAAAATGATAAGTCGGTTTGAACATCTGTTCTTTGAACTACAGGTGCTCCACCATATGAATCTTGTTTGTCGTTATTCTCGCATCTTTCCATAGCTGTAGAATACATAGCTAACCAATTCTGTGCTTGTTGTGGATCTATTCCACCTAGAAAGTTAGATGCATGATAAAGGGATCCATACAGATATACTGCAGGATGATTTGCGAGCATCCAGTTGGATGTGTTAGATGTGCTAAGAGCTGATATAGCTTTGTAGTATGATAGATAACCAGTATAGCTAGTATCAGGGGAAGGACCAAATCTAAAAGTTTCTGTTTCATCATCACTCTCTATTGTGTAAGACCTAGGTCTACCACTTCTAGAACCTCCTCTAATTTCAAACATATTATGTGGTGTAATGTACTCCAAAGGATATTTGTTAGATGATAGTAAAATATAAAATGATCTTACTGAAATAAATCCTGTTGGTACTGTTTCTGTTTCTGAATCAATAGTTATGGTATCTATTTGTTCCATAGCTCTGATTCTTAACTTAGCATTGAAATCTGCTTCTGTAAGTTTAATAAAATCATCAGAAATCTCATCAGTTAAATCTGTTCTGTTTAACCAATTAGCTATTCCTGTTTTTAATTCTGCGTATGTTGATAATGCCATTACAATGATCCTTCTGATGTTCTAAAATATCTAAACTCATTACTATTTAATTTAGTTCTCATTATTTTTTTTTGTATATCTTTTGGTAATCCCCACCAATTATTAGTTCCATTATATTCTTTAGTCCATATCT